GATGGGTTCCTGGAGAAGGGGGACCTCCCAAGGATTGGTGAGGCGGCAAATGAGATTTCGAGGAGTCACCTGTGGATTGATGAGACTCCCAGCCTTTCGGTGATGGATCTGCGTGCGCGTGCGCGTCGAGCGGTGACAAAGCGGGGAGCGCAGCTGATCGTGATCGATTATTTGCAGCTCTTGCGAGCTCCGAGCAAGCGGGCGGAGTTTAGCCGGGCGGCGGAGGTGGCAGACATCAGTATGAATCTGAAGGCGATGGCCAAGGAATTGCGGGTTCCTGTGATCGTGTGCGCTCAGCTCAACCGGGAGAATGATGGGAAGCGGCCGGCACTAAGTAATCTGCGAGAAAGCGGACAGATCGAACAGGATGCCGATGTGGCGCTGCTGATTCACCGCCCGCTGAAAGACAAGGAACTGACCGATGATGAGAAAGCCGAGGTCGCGAGCAGTGGAGAGCCGGCCGAGGCAATCCTGGCGAAACAACGGAACGGCCCGATCGGAACTATCCCGTTGACGTTCTGGGGGCAATTTACGCGATTCGATAGCACGACAAAGAAAGCTTATAGCAACAATAAATCTGAGAGGCAGGGAGGGAAATGATAAGCAAACACCCCGGCAACCAAAGCAATCTTCTTATGAAAATACGGAATCGCCCGCGAGTCACCTATACCGCTCGCAAGGATGGGGAGGGTTGGAGTGTCGAGGACGGAGCTATCTTCAAAATCGAATGCTGCGATTGTGGCCTAGTTCATCGGATTGCTATCGCGGCAGGGGACCGCTGGTCAACTCTACGCATCATTGATGTGAAAACATTCAGCCTGTCCACTCCAACGGGATATTGGCAAACTCGATGGCTATGGCTTGGGAGGATGACGGTTTCCCTGCTCAGAAAAGCTGAATCCCGACGCAGGTCTGAGAAAAACGCAATATGGGAGGCTCTTCCATGAGTCTTCCGAACGCCAGCCGTCAGGAATCGCCAGCCGGGGAGGGCCAGCCGTGAGCACGGAAAATCCAACTGTCAAGGAATCCTTGACGGTTCAAGACCCGCAGGCTGGCGATTTGCTGGACGAGCCTGTTCGCCAGATTGCTGAATGGGCGGTCAGCCATGGTCTATCTACCGGACACGGGGGATCGCTCGCGGATCTGATGTCGGAAATCGGCTGGCAGATCGAGGAGCTGAAAACGGAGAACGCGAAGCTGCGGGATGCGCTTGATTCCCTGCATGTGCTCTTGGAGGGCGGTGGCTATCGCATATTCCTGTGGTATTCCGAAGATCCGTTCGCGAGCAAGGTGCGGGAGAAGGTTCTCGCGGCATTATCTCCTGCGAACGCCAGCCGTCAGGAATCGCCGGGAGAGGATCGCTCATGAGAACCGAAAATCTCGATATGGGAATTCCCATATCGACACAAGCTCGGAAGGCTGGCGATTTGCTGGACGAGCCTGTTCGCATTCTTCGTCTCACGCTCAAGCGCAAATGGTTCGATATGATCTCAAGTGGAGTAAAGAAAGAAGAGTATCGCGAAATCAAGCCATGGATTCTGTCACGCCTCCAAGGGAAGGCTTATGATGTCGTTGAGTTCTCAAATGGCTATGGGAAGCATGTGCCAAAGGTTACACTCAAATATCTCGGATGGGGAACCGGAACGGGCCGATCCGATTGGGGAGCAACTCCGCACAAACCAACCATCATCATTCGCCTTGGGGAAATTACTTCCGCGAACGCACCAAGTGACCGCATGGCGGGCAGAGAGGAAACGAGCAAGTGAGCGATCTCCCGCCATTCGGTCCACTGCCATGTTCGCATTTTATTTTATGACAAACGACTACGAACTATTCAAGCACATGAGCGATGAACACGGGCTGACCCTAACGGGATCAGAGATGCACGAGATACGGGTTGCCGCTGGGCTGGTGGAACTGGAGCGCGAGAACGCGAGGCTTGCTCAGTTGTCCGAATTGAATCTCCAGCGAGCGATGAAAGCGGAGCTGGCGCACGAAACAGATTGCGGGCAGCTTGCCGCAGAGATCGAGATGCTGGAAATCCGACACGCTGCCACCATGCTGCACAATCAATCGGCGGTTGACGAGAACGCGGCCATGCGGGAGGCGTCAAAGGAAAACGCTAGATTGCGGAAGGCTTTGTCTGGAATGGCCTCATATGCCGAAGGAATAGCTCTCGCATTCACTGACAACATCGACTGGCAACCAATAAACGAGGCTCGGGCTATTTTGTCGAACGCCCAGCATGACCAATCGACGGTAAATGAAACTCAACCAAAACACTGAATATGGAATCAAAAACAACACCACAAACAAAGAGTCCGCATCCCGGCGATTCGGTCGATGCGTCTGTTCGGAATGTCTTCGAGATCGCGGATGTATCCGACGAGGAGGCGTATTTCACAATCGGCGTGTTCCTGAGTCTTGAGGAAGCCGTTGCCGCAATCGAAGCGAAAACCGAACCGTGGACGCTCTGTGAATCCGCCATGTTTGATGGTGAATCTGCGAGCATGGAGATCCGGCGCAAAAAGCTGAACGTCCTCGACCCACTCAACAACGGGGATGTCGTCTGGTCGCGCAAGTGGGTGAACCGATACCATGAAGACTCGGATGATAACGCATGGGTTGTTTATCTTCCGAACGCCCCGCATGACCAATCGCCGGTAAAATCGGCTCAACAAAAACACTGATATGGAACCACCAGAAAATACCAATCCGAAAGTCGGGCAGTCCGGCGATTCGGTCGATGCGTCTGTTCGGCCTGTTATGCTTGCTCCAGACTGGCATACGGCGGGAGGATGACCATGAATGAGACTGACGCGCCGCCGTTCGCTGGACGGCCTGTTCGACATATTTTATCTCCGGCTCAAGAACGAATCTTGCGCCGCGCATCGCTGGCTCCCAACGGACACATTATCGTGGCCGGAAACAAGCAGGCTCCGAATATCTCGGCATCTCGACCGCTATGCCGAAAAGGTCTGCTCTACGAATGGAGAACATCGCACTACGCGATCACTTGCGCAGGAGAGGAATATATTTTTCCGAACGCCCCAAGTGACCGGATGGCGGGCGCAGACGTGGGAGGTCCAAAGTGAGCGAGGTCCCGCCATTCGGTCCACTGTCCTGTTCGCAGATTTGAACACCATGAAACTCTACAAAGTCCATATCGAATACGAAACCGTGATCCGTGCAAAATCCAAAGAAGACGCTGTGCTTGATGCGCATTACACGATCCGTCATGAAGCCGACGACGAGCCGGACGTCATCTTTGCCGACGAAATCAAAACCGCTGCTGATCTCCCCGCAGGATGGGACCAGCAATGCAGACCGTGGGGCGAGCGCGATCCACTTGACCGCACGATTGCTGATATTCTTGCGAACGCGCTAGTGAGCCATCCCGATAAAACCTCACAACTCTAAAATGGACGTGACCAGGACGATAGGCGGTCGGACTCAGCGAAACTCCCAACGGCTAGGGATTGGCTCCAATAGCATGTTAGATTCTGGAGGGGGCGCGAAAAACCTAAGCGGCGAAGCCGCTCAACCTTTGGTTATCTTGTCGCTCGGCGCGGGAGTGCAAAGCAGTGCCCTTGCTCTCATGGCTGCAAACGGGCAGACGAAAATCGTCCCCGATTGCGCCATCTTTGCCGATACCCAAGCGGAACCGGAAAGCGTCTATGCGTGGCTGGTCCTCCTGCAATCGTTCATCGAAAAGGCTCCGCATCCCTTCCCGGTGTATGTGGTGACAGCCGGAAGCCTTACGGAGACGATCACGACAACGAAGCTGAATGCGAAAACCGGCAAGCGATACTACTCGAACATGATACCGGCCTTCGCAAAAAATCCAGACGGCACAAAAGGAATCATCGGCAGAAGCTGCACCTCGAACTTCAAGATTGATCCGATCACGAAGAAAATCCGCGAACTCATCGGCAAGCCAGCAATGAAGCAATGGCGGCGCGATCACAAATCCGCATTGGCACAACTCCGCGAACACGCAAAGGCAAAAAAGGCAAAACGGAAATCTTCCTTCCCGCTTGAAGCCTTCGCGGAGTGCCAAGCCTCGCCGCTGGTAATCCAGTGGATAGGAATCTCGCTTGATGAGGCTACAAGAATGAAAGTCAGCCGCAATCCGTGGTCACGCCACGAATGGCCGCTTGTGGATGCGCGGATGACGCGGCACGACTGCATGATCTGGATGAAGAAAAATGGCTATCCCCAGGCACCAAGATCAGCCTGCGTATATTGCCCGTTCCACTCAGACGCGGAATGGCGGCGTCTGCGGGACGATGAGCCGGAATCCTTCGCGGCAGCAGTTGAGGCGGAAAGGGGACTGCAACGCGCCCACATGGAGGTTGAGACGGAAGGGAAAATGAAGGCAATTGCATATCTCCACGATTCGCTTGTGCCACTCGATAAAGTAGACTTCTCCACGAATGAAGATCACGGACAACAAACCATATTCCAGAACGAATGCGAAGGGATGTGTGGCGTATGATCTCGCCGCTACTCACTGGAGCGGTAGCTCCGCCCCCTCCGGAATCTAACGCCCCAAGTGACCGGATGGCGGACGGGAATCAAGGAGGTCCAAAGTGAGCGGCTTCCCGCCATTCGGTCCACTGTCTTGTTCGCAATATTATTTCATGCAAATATCAACGCCGAAAACAGACTCCAAATCCTCTGACCATATAGGGTTCTGGAGTTGCGCCACCGTTCCGTCCGAGTTCGCCAGAGAACTTGAACGCGAAATCACAAGTCACCAGCACACCATCACTCTTCTCGAAAAAGAAATCATAGGGCTAACTGAGGAGCGAGCGAACTGGCGCATGTCGTCGGTGTGCCGCGAGCTTGAGCGCGAGAACGCGAGGCTGCTGGATGTCTGCGAACGGGCGATGACCTACGGTCTGAACGGAAGCAAATGCTATTCCGCTAGGGAAGCCTGCAAGGTCGGCGATGACATGCGGGATATTTTAGCGAACGCCCCAAGTGACCGGATGGCGGGCTGGAACGTGGGAGGTCCAAAGTGAGCGATCTCCCGCCATTCGGTCAACTGACCTGTTCGCAGATTTTATTTTTATGACAAACCAAACACAACAACCACGACCAACAAGAAGAGACGCTCGCCACATCGCCGCAAAAGTAATCGCCCCACGGGTAAAGGAATGGCTGAATGACGACTCGACCCTAGATGATATTGAAAAGCTCCTCATAGATGAGATGGGTGGCCCTTTCGATAACGGATACACTATAGCAAAAGGGATGGAGGATGCATCCTTTGGGATTGAACCTGATCTCGAACTCGTTGAAATCCTCGACGACTGCGATATCGAGATACGAAACGCTCACAGCGCAATGTGCCGCGAGTGGGTCTCCGCGAATGGAATCCAAGAAATCCCACCAGGAACAAATGTCATTTGGAAGGCGCGACCAAAATGGGAAAGCGGGATCGTGGTATCCAATCACACAGATGGAAAATCTACCGTATCCTTCTCTTCTCAGGGCCATGTGGCTCCCGGTGCTGGAATGGGGACCATAGGGACGATCATCGAGTGGGAGGGATTGGAAATACTTCCCGCGAACGCATTGTAGAAGTCCGTCATATAATAGGAAAATAGAATGACATGAAAACGGGATGGGGAGTTAGGAATGTGGACATCGATATTGCGTTGGCGGTGCTGAGCGTTGTGAATTCGGAGGGCTTGGCGCTGAACTGTGAGGAGATTGCTGACGTGTGCGGGTGCCATCGGTCGCGGATCGAGCAGATAGAGAAGGGGGCGCTGCGCAAGCTGAATGGGCGTTTGCATGGGGAGAGGGAGGCGTGGAGATGAGTCCTCTGAAGCAGAGTGAGCATCCGGTTTACCCGATGGCTGATGTCTTGTGGAAAGAGGCAGATGGACGGATCGTGTGCGATGTGGGAGGGGTGCGGAAGCGGTTTACCCGTGACCAGCTTGTGCGATTTGTGATGTTGCGCGAGGAGGGGATCCGTCGTGAGGCGGAGGATCCGTTCCACCATGGATATCGGCTCACAAGCTGGGCGCGTGCGGAGGAGCAATGGGCGCACGCTCGCGAACTGCTGGTGCTGGGTGGGAACCGCAGCTCCAAGACGGAGTGGGCAAGCAAAGAGGCTAATGAGGTGCTGGCTGGCAAGGAAGCGGCGCGGGTGTGGTGTCTGCACAGCAGCTCGCAGTCTTCGATCGCGATGCAGCAGCCGTATGTGTGGAAATACCTTCCCCGTGAATGGAAGAGCGTGGGCAAGAAGGGGGTTGTGACGAATATCTCTTATACGCAAAAGAATGGGTTTAGCGAAAATACGTTCGTGTGTCCGAATGGTAGCCAGTGCTGGTTTCTCAACTATACGCAGGATTGGACGGTTTTCGAGGGCGGTGAATGCGATCTGATCTGGTGCGATGAGCTGGTGCCGCTGGATCTTCTGAAGACATTGAGATACCGACTGGTGACGCGGGGCGGGCGACTGCTGGTGACATTCACTCCGATCGAGGGATACACCCCGACGATCAAGGAATATCTTACCGGGGCGAGGACGCTGGTTTCAGCTGACGCAAAGCTACTTCCGACATCACGGGAAGATGGAAGCGAAAACAAGAAATCGGAGACCTTCGAGTCTGTTCCGCTGGTTCAGGAGGCTCGTAATACGTCGGCTCCGGCGCGGATTGTTTATTTCCACACGTCGGAGAATCCGTTTGGAGGGTATCAAAATCTTGTGGCGCAACTGGAGCGTGCCCCTCGGGAGGATATCCTGTGCCGGGCGTATGGGGTGCCGGTGAAGGCGATTGCCGGGAGGTTTCCGAAGTTCAGCGATGGCCGGCCGCATGTGGTGGAGGCTGGCGATGTGCCGAAGGATGGCACGAATTATCTCATCGTGGATCCGTGCTCGGGCCGGAACTGGTTCATGACGTGGGTGCGGGTGGATGTGCGCCGCCGATTGTTTGTTTACCGGGAATGGCCGTGCCCGAAAATCTATGTGGACGGGGTGGGATACCCTGGCGCGTGGGCAGTGGCTGGCCATAAGGTGGATGGAGATCGCGGGCCGGCTCAGAAATCGTTTGGTTTCGGGCTCAACCGCTACAAGGAGGAGATTGAGCGCATGGAGGCGGGAGAGAAGATCATGGAGCGGATCATGGACTCGCGGTATGCGAACAGCTCTACGGTGGGAAAGGAGATCGTGACGACGCTTCTTGAGGAGTGCGCGGATGTGGGGATTCACTTTGTCCCGGCTCCGGGAGAGCATATTGACGAGGGGGTGGATCTCATCAATGACTTGCTGGATTTCGACCAGGCCCGCCCGCTGGACGCGCTGAATGAACCGCGTCTCTTTGTTTCGAGCGAGTGTGTGAATACGATATGGGCGCTCAAGGAATGGTCGGGAGCGGATGGCCGGCATGGTGCGTGCAAGGATCCGGTAGATAACTTGCGCTATGCGGTGCTTTCGGATCTTCAGTTTCTGGAGGGCGAGATTCTTAACGTGCGGGAGGGTGGGGCTTATTGATTTCGGATTGGGAAAAACTAAATGCTGAGAACTTTATGATGAAAACGACATTTATTCGGAGGGGACAGGTGGTTGCGATGCTGGTGGATAGGGGGTTGCTGGAATACCATGTGAGGACGTTGATTGAGTCGGGCGAGATTAGACGGCTGAAGCTGCCGGGGCGGGAGAATGGCCGGGCGCTTTACTCGCGGGCGCAGATCGAGCGGGACGTGATCGCGAAGATGGAGGTTTAGGAAGTTGCCAACTTCCCAGCGTTTCGCTTCCAACTTGTGAGG